GGGATGTTGAAGAATTTAGCTTTCATGACTTCGAATTGTAGCATTGCGCCGTCTTGACTTTGGTCGAAAGCTGTGAAGTCGTTAGTGTGTGCCGCTTGGTTGAAGGACCATTGAGTTTTGATGAAGGTGTTCAGATCTTCTGGTGTTGTCTCACAGTTGATAAAGACGTTGGCGGGTTGGAACCTTTGGCGCATTTTGCGAAGATATCTTGCCATTGTACCATACAGCATGACGGTCTCCTGCATGAAGGCGGCGATCGTTTGTCCAGGTTTGACTTTCAAGCAGCCAAGCTTCTCAACCTTCTTGACCCATTGGGACTTCAGGAAGAGCGCAATTTTGTTGGCTCCAAAATCGGGGCTTTGTCTGGCTGCAGCGTTGACCAAGTTTCCGATGGGCTTGGAGAGGTATGTGTTGCGTACTTCTGCAGCCGAAATCTCCCATGTTCGAGGTTCGAAGGGTACGGGGTGTTCAGGTAGATGCATCAGGTTAGCGTAGTTGGCAAATAGGATGTCACCAACGTCGGCTTTCAGGTTGAATTCACGTAGGTTGGCTTCGGGGGTGCTGATAGCTAATCTAGCTTCTATGGTAGCCCAGTACAGGGTTTCGTCCCGAGCCTGTTGGTGTTGGAAAAGTTGTACCTCGCCATCTTGCGTTTGAATGGTGTCGCTGTAGCCAGTTGCGGTTGAAAAGATTTCGCGCTCCTCCTTGCTGTTGAGTTGTGAGACCAGAGGCTCTAACAACTGGCTGGGTGCGGGCGGGAAGTGAGTTTTGGGTGCTTCAGGTTCTCTGGGTTCTTCGGAAGCAGGAGAGCTGTTGTAGAGCTCTGTCTTCTCGTCTCGGTACGTGTCGATAAATGCTTTGAGGTAGGGCGTTGCCTCCAGTTTCGCCCAGTAATCGGTGCTGTTTGGGCCTGTGTTTATGAAGTGAATGTTGTCAACGGCTCGTGAGAGTGCCGTGTAGATAACGCGTTCAGAACAGAATTGGGTGTTGTTGTCAAGAAGAATTTGTACTCTCGGCGCTGTGAGACCTTGACAGCCAGCATAAGTCATGCATCTGTGGCCAATATCAGACATAGCGTTGCGTTTGATGATGGAGGGGACGAGAATGGGTACCTTGGAACCTTTGAGGAAATGTGAT